GGTTGGCAGCGGAATCCGCAGCAGCGAGCGCGGCGTCGCGCCGGGCTGTGGCAGCGCCGATCTGCTGGGCGATCTGCTGGCGCTTAATCGACTCCTGCGCAACGGTTTTGGCGATCTCCTTCTGCAGCTGGAGGCGCTCTTCCTCAATGCGGAATAGCTCCTTGGCTGCGGTCTGGTTGGCCTCGACGACGCGGGGGTCGTTTTGTGCGGTGATGCCCTGAGCCGCCAGTTCACGGAGTTGACGGTTGCGCTCGTCGATGACAGCGTTGGCACGTTCGTCTAACTGGGCCGTGCGGTTGCCCTGTACTTGAGCGCTGATCAGGCGATAGTTGTTGGAAAGCTCCTTGGTGGTTTGCAGGCGGGCCTGGGCGATGGCCTTCTCCAAGGCCAGCTCTTCTTCCTTAATACCGAGCAGACGCTGGGCTTCCTCAATACCTGCTTGGCGACCTGCAGCAACGTCTCCTTCTGATGGTGGGAGGAAGGGGATTCCACCTCGGCGGCGCTGGGCCTCGCGGGTGGCACGGTCGGTTACGTCGCGAACTTGGCGGTACTGGTCTGGGTTCAGGCGGCCGACGAGACTTTCGAAGCGGGTGGCGGTGGAGAAGTTGTTGCCCGCACCAGCAAGCTGACGCAGGAAGGACGCTAGCGGGCCAGCAATAAAGGCCCCAACAGCTCCGGCGGCCTGTCCAAAGCTTCTGTTTAGTTCGTCGCTGGCGGTGCGCAAGTCAGCAAAAGCAGCCGGGCTGTCAGCGCCAAAGGTGTTTGCTAGGTCTTGCTGAATTAGTGCGGAGGCTTCCGCTGTACGGCCGGTGGCGATAAGCCCCTCGGCGTACTTCTCCAGGGACTTGGAACTTAAAGCGCCTGAGGTTTTCAGCTGCTCAAAGTTGGCTATTGGGTTCTCAAGTGCTTTGTTGATGTCGTCGAAGCGCTGACCGAGGGCGGTGCCCACCAGGCTCAGGCCGAAGCCAAAATTGCCACCAAGCAGGCCGCCGACTCCGCCACCAACGGCACCGCCAATACTGGCGCCAATCCCTTGACCGAATAGAGCAGGGAACGCGCCGCCGATCAGGGCGTTACCTAATGCCTCCTGATCCTGCTCCCTGAACTTTTGTCTTGCTCGTTCTTCTGCCTTTGCAGCCTTTTCTGTTTCCCGCACTGTTTTTCGGCGGGCCTCGGCAAGCTTTCTCTCGGCGTCACTTAGCGCAGCAGGCGAGCCGGGAATACTGGCCCCTCCAGGCAGACGACCAGTAATCGGGGATGCCGGGCCTCGTGGTTTTGCTCCACTGCTACCTGCCCTCTGCTGTAGATCAGCTGGTGAGCCCGGCACCACCTGCCCGTTGATCAGTCGGCCGCTAACAGGAAGCGCAGGGCCTTTAAGACGAGCCGAAGCCTTGGCACTCTCCTGATCAATAACTTGCTTGGTCTCAACCAGTTGATCCAGAAACACTTTCCAGTTGTTTCTGATGTCAAGCTCACGACCCTTGGCAGCTGGTGAGCCCGGAATCCGTACGCCCCCAGGCAGCAACCCTGATACGGGAGAGGCATTACCCCGCGCAATCCGAAGCTCCTCAGCCCTCTGAGCCCGTATGCGGGCTGCCTCCTCTCTCCGGCGGCGCTGTTCCTCCCGAGCTGCTACAGCCCTCGCCCGCTGGTCAGCTTGGATTGCAGCAGGGGAACCGGGCAGATCCGCACGCCCGCGGATTGGCTCCGAAGGTCCTCCGGCACGCGCAGCCCGCGTGAGTTCACGCGCCTGCTGCTCGACAAATCGCTTGTAAACGTCGGTGCTGCGCTTGACCTGCTCTCGGATAAATGCAGGTGAGCCCTCTAAGTCCTTGCGACCCCTGATCGGTTCACTGGGGCCACCAAGTCGGGCTGCACGAGCAAGGTCTCTTGCCTGCTGTTTTCTCTGAGCATCTAGAAATGCAGGTGAGTCGGGTGTGTTCCTGTTCCCCTGTATTGAGGATCGGGGACCACCAGCCTTGGCACGACGATCTAAAGCTTGTTGGATTTCACGCTCACGCTTGGCTCGCGCTTCAGTCAGCGTGACTTGTCTGCCCAGCTCCCGCGATAGCTGCCTGGCGCTGCCGAACTGCCGTTGGGCGTAAGAGGTGGTGAGGTCCCCTAACTGCGAACGCAGCTTGTCAACACGAACACCGCGCTCCTCTAAGCGGTTGATCCGCTGGCTCAGACGGAACCGCCGATCCTGCGCGTCCTGAAGCGCGTTGATCGACTCGCTGGCACCGCCGTTACGAGCACCAAGCCGCGCTTGTTGCTGTGCCGCACGCTGCTGGCGACGCTGAGTACCTAGCCGACGCTCCTCAAGCGTGACTTGGCGGGCCAGCTCCTGACCGATCTGTCTAAAAGTGCCGAACTGCCGCTGCGACTGGGCCTCAGTTAGCTGCCCAAGTCGGTTTCGCAGCCGTGCGACATCTGCCCCACGCTCCTCAAGAGAGTCAATGCGACGAGCAATACGGAACCGCTTCTCCTGCGCAATCTCAAGGGCGCGGGTGTTCTCACGAGCGCCTCCTTGACGCGCACGCCGAGCTAACTCGCGCTGCTCATCGCGGACACGCCGCTCACGGGCACGCTGTGCCCTCGCCTCTGCCGCCGATCCGCCAGATTGCTGGGAACTTGAACGCCGCGCACGGCCGCTGCCCATGCCAGCGTCGCCAAGCTCGCTGGAAACAAGTCGCTTGGCGTTCCGAAGATCTTCCCGGAACTTATCAAGATTGACGGTTAGCGTTAATTGGGCTTGGCCCAGGTCCTCCGCCACCGTCTCACCTACTGCTGTGCGACTAGGTTGCCGGGGCAACCTTGGGTATGAGCACCTCAGCCCTGCTGCCGCTGGCAAACGCGACTGTTTCCTTCCGCGTTGCTGGTGAAGGTGTGCTCACTGATCCCGATACGGGCAACGTCTACCCCTCTTGGGGAGAGGTCGAATACACCGCCTTCCTTAAGGCAGTCAACGTCGATCCAGCCATTTATCCCGGCGTTGATGCGAACGGCCTGCTTTATGAGGGCTACGTGGTGTCCCCGCAAAACCTTGACCCCCGCGTAGGCATCGGAAGCACCGGCACCCTCAGCTTTGGAACTGCAGCGCCAGTGCGCTTTGAGGTGATGCGCTCACGTCTGGGCTACGGCGATCAAGGGGCGCTTGGATCTCCGCTCTCAACCCTCCTTGGCACCAAGATCACGCTCCTCGCCAAGGAGTAGTCATGCCGGTCAGGTTTACCAGCTGGAACGCCTCACAGCTTGAGGCCAAGGTCGCCAGCACCCTCGGGCGGGTCGCACCGACTTACGTAGAAGAAACCACGCTCCAAATCGCCAACCCGCTTTGGAACTGGAGTTGGGACACCCTCAGAGAGGAGAGCTTGCTCTTGGGCGGTGAAACAGAGCCAGGACTGCCTGGCGTCATCGTCAGAGCAGGTCGGCGTGACATCGTGGACACCGGCAAACTAATGGATTCGATCACGAATCCGCTGATCGTCCGACGCGCAGATACGGCCACACTCAGCATTGCCTGGACAGCTCCGTATGCCCGGCGAGTGCTGGAAGGTGGTGTCTACGGCTCCTACGTCAACGTGCGCGGAGAGATCGTCAACGTGGGCAACCGCCCAGGACGCAACTGGATCAAGGCAGCCTTTGAAACAAGGCCGCCCGAAAAGGTGTTCGCCAACGTCTGGCGAAGCTTCAGAGGGACATAAGGCCCAAGGCGTTAAACCTCGGGCCCTTGGCTAACTCAAGCTGCAGGTGCTTGAGCCACCCAGTCATACGCCCCAAAGCCGATCAAATCAAAATTGACCTTGGCGATATTCCCAGCCTGGATGTCCTCAGAGAACGATCCAACCTGAGCCAGACCAGCGTGAACTTCAGGATCATCACCGGAGTCATCGGTCACGGGGGTTTCCCGATACCACTGCACAACGGTGCCGCTAGCGGCCTCAAGAGCAGCCTGCTTGAGAATCTTGTAACCGGCGTCGGTCACAGACAGGTTCATCGAGCAAGGGATGCTGTAGCTCTGACCAGTGATCAGGCTTGCCTGGAAGCCTTGCTCAGAGTCGTAGTCCAGCACATCTTGGCTATCGCTCTGGGCCTGGATACCAGTGTTGTCGAGCGAAAACACACGGGTCATTCCCGTGCTGTTGGTGGGCACAGCGCTAGCGGTGGTGCCAAGTTTGACCCACAGCTTGTAGCCCAGTGCGGCAAAAAAGGCACCCGTGGCCATTGTGATCCGTTCTGGAGGATTGACCTAAGTTGCCCTTAGCTCGCTTCCTCAGCTTCCAGCAACTCCCACGGGTTGGGTCTGGGGCAGACGTGTAAGTCGAATCCGCGGATGTCGTGGTCTGTGGGGCTGGTGGCCGTCAGGGCCAACTTCAGCTGCTCGTCCGTCAGCCCCAGCTTCATCATCACCTCGCCCAAGCTGCACCCCTTCTCCATCAGCTTTCGCGCCAGCTGTCCGTTACGACGTACAGCCCCTGGCGCTTTCAGGGTCCAGTTGTGGTCGCGGATGAAGTGCAGCACGTCCCCCTCCGCAAACACCGTCAGCAGCGTTGAAAAGGTGCCTTTAGCCGGAATCCACGCACGACAGGTTTTGATGAACGCCTGATCAATGCAGCTGAACACGTCCTCTGCACTGACGAAGGGGTACTTGCGGCAGAGCTTGCGTCCCATCAACCGCAGCAAGCCTTGGTGCTCTCGGTACATCCGCGCCACCATCCGCTGCTCGTCACGTGACAACGGCGTGGCCAAGTAGCCGGTACGGGGTCGATGCCGCGCCGACGTAGACCTTGGCTGTGGGTCGGCAACCTGAGCCATGGACTCAGTGTAGACGTACCTAACCCAGTTACGTTTTCTTCAGGTTGTGACCTAGCTGCGCACCACCGCAATCGTCTGGCCGGGGGTGTTCAAGATCAGATCCTGCAGAAGCTGCTGCAGTTGAGGCAGTGCTTTTAGTGGAGTTATGGCTGGCTGATAATCCGGCTTCCACTCCACCTCCATCACATCCAGCTTGACCCTCTTCAAGCCAGCGTTGGGGATGCCGGGGATAAGTGATGCGCTCCCGGCCACCGCACCCGCCACCACCATGTCCTTCACCAGAGCCTTGGCAAGCTCCCAGGTGGCCAGCTTGATTTCACTCGGAATCTCGTTGTCGGCGTAGGTCTTCTCGCTGGTCTTGAAGTCCTTGCGGGGCCAAGCCAACGCCTGAGTCGTTGTGGTGCGCACTCCGACAAAACCGACCAGATCCAGATTGCGGGTGGCTGTGATCAGTGCCCTTGTCTTCTGGTCGGTTGTCGAGTTATCCCATTCCGCTGCGCTGATGTCGCCATCGGCGTAAGCCTGCGCCTCAGCCAACGTGATGTAGCTGTTGGCGTTAGCCGCACCAACCGTGGCGATGATCGTGGCAGCCATGACCTGGGGTGGTGCTCTCTAGATTTCCGGCTCAGCAAGCTCTTCAGGTGTAAGCACCTCAAGCGCCTCAACTGGCTCTTGCTTAGGCCGACGCTTCCGCTTCGGCTTGTCCTCTTCAGCCGCAGCTGGTGCGGTGACTGGTGCGGGGCAAGAAAGGGAGGCCGCGTTAGCAGCCTCCTCCTCATTGCGCCGGGCCAGGTTGAACCCGGTCAGTCCCATCAGTCGTTCAGCAGACCCTTGATGATGCCGATGTTCTTGTCGTCGAACACCTGCTCCCAGTTAGCGCCGGTGGCAAGGGCGGTGCGGTTGGGGTTCGCACCAGTGCCCACGTACTTCACACCGATGGGGTGGAAGACGTTGTGCCAGTCGAAGCTGATGTAGGAAGCCTTGGCCAAGATGTCGCGGTCCTGCTCAGAGCGAAGACCAGCTTGCTCGCCAGAAGCAACGCTGCCAGGGGTGAAGAACCAGACATCGTTGACGCCGAGGTCATCAGAGACGACCAGGCGGCAATTCATGTAGGTCGGCACCCGCACATCGCCAAAGCTGGGAACGCGGCTACCACCAACGGGATCGGTGGAACCCATCTCAGTTGCAGAGATGTAGTCCAGAGCCTTCAGCTCAACCAGCTTGTAGTAGGCCGAGCTGTGAAGTGCCATCACGGACAGCTTCTCGCCCTGATCGCCCAGCTTGGCGCGAGCACCCGACACCATGGCGGCGGTGGGGTATGCCTCGCCGGTGGCAACGCTCAGGCTGGACAGAGCAGTTGCGAAGGCACCACCAAGGCAGGACAGCAGATCCTTCTGCTGCTCGTTGGCGATGTAGGCAGCCACCTTGTTGCCGATAGCGGCCAAGGGGTCCGAGCCGGCAGCCAAGGCCGCCAAATCACGCGAACCAAAGGCCCGCCCGCGGTGCAGCACCACAGCGCGTTGCTTATCGGCGGTGATATTGCCGGGGGTCAGAGAGGTGGAATCGCTCAGAACCTCAGCGTCGCCGCTCAGGTTGGCAACCCAGTTGGGCAGGTTGATGAAGTCACCGCCTTCGGTGGCGTTTAGCTCAGCCATCGGCTGAACAACGCCGCTGCTGATGAAGGCGTTGCGAAGAGTGGTCTGCTCTTCGATGTAGGGCTCAAAAATGTCAGGAACGATGACATTAGAGCGGACGGTTTCGGCCATTGCCTGTTCTCCTTAATGCAGGTGGTGGTTTTGTTCTCAGCCGCGAGTTGCTTCTGCTTTCAGGCGCTCGTACAGCGCGGGATCTTCTCGGAACAGTCGTGCTTGCTCGGTCAGGTTCCGGCTATCAGCTCTGAACGGATTTGTGCCGCCATAGCTGCTGGTGGTGGCTGTGGATGGCTTCATCCCCAGTCCCATCGCTCCGTTGGGGGCAAAGTGATGCTCCCAACCAGATTCCGGTGACCGCAATCGTGCAAGGTGGTCGCGTAACGGAATCTCCATCCCGCCTTCCAGGACCACTGGTGTGCCGTCTGCCTCACGGAGGTTTGGGGCAATCAGTGACAACAGCTGGTCGGGGCGTAAAGCCTTCGACTCACCGATCTCCTGTAGGGCTTTGGTACGGAGGGTCTCCGTCTTTCTCGCTTGGCGCTCAGCGTCAAGCTCGCTTTCCAGTTC